ATGAAAAAGATTGGAAATAATCCTGATCCTGGATATAGATATCATCACTTAAGAATCCATCATTAGATTCGTAGTACCCTGGATACCTGGCTCTTGAACCTATACTTACATAAACAGCGGCATCTGAGGCTAACCCTAAAGATGCAGAGACCCCACCAATAGGTTGCCCTGAAGGTGACCCAGCAGAGGAGGTGCTGGTATAAAATTCACTTAGTAAATCACCTTGGTAATCTTCTGCAAAATAAGTCTCACTTGAATAGGTAGGAGAGGTTATAGTACCTCTTTCAACAAACCCTGATAACCTATCACCAATTGAAGCTGCACCACCTGTAAAAGAAAAAGTTGTAGGTGTTACTGTACCAAGAGAAGATGAGAAGAAATTATAAAAATCTCCTGTATAACCTATACCAAAATTAATAAATTGTACGTTAAGAATACCACCAGTATTATTTACTTTGGTTACTTTTAACTTAGATGAGATGCCCTGACCAGATGTTAAAGGTAATATATCACCAACTTTAAAGCCAGTACCAGGGGAGGTAATAGTAGCAGAAACAGGTATACCTACAACCTCACCTTTAAAGCCTTCATACTCAATTATATTACCAACTTCAATAGGAATATTTTTAGAGTTATCAAAAAAGTATTCATGTATAATTGAACTTGCACCAGCTACACTAAAGGCAAGTTTTCTTGACTTAATTAATACGGGGTATTTAGATGTGCTTGATTCAACGATTACGTTATTATTAATTACCGCTGTACCACTCCCTACCAGGGTTCTCATAAAAAATGAATTTCTTTGAATCCATTTACCATCTGAGGCTTTTAAAACCTGGGTGGACGGGTAAAATACTTCTACATCTTTATTAAATAAGATTCGAAATAAAAGCTTATAAGACTTCTCGTTTCCTCTATTAACATAAAGATCCTGAATATTTTTTACTAATGCTTTTTTATTGTACAAGACATCTCTTGGGATATCATTGCTGTACTGCTTTAGAAAGTATTCTATAAAAGAATCAATTGTTCTATCGATATCACTGTATGAGCGAGAATTCTGTAAGAGTTCTTGAGCATTCTGATCCTGCTCTAAAAATTCATAATAAGCTTCTAAAAATGTCTTAAAAGTTGTAAAGTCACTCTGAATGAACTCAGGTAACTGAGACGCTACAAGCGTCGATAATTTTTCTGTAATTCTTGTAGTAGGCATTATACAGCAGTTACATTAATAGTAAGCCCCGGGAGCCGGCTGGTGGAAACAAATTCTGTGTTATCATCTAATACTACAATTTGATTTCTTGCAGCTAAGATATTGTAACTTGTCTCTTGTACACCACATGTAATAGCAATATCAAATTGATTATTAGGGAACCCAACTGGTACTATATTAGTAATAGAAACCTCGCCTGAGGCATAATTAATAGTCCCCACTGAACCAAGATCGGTATCATCATTAACATTATAAAGTCTTACTGTGCCAGTTCCATTATAATCTGGTGGCATACTGGCAGGTGTATCTCTTAATCTTGCTGTAATAGTAATACCGTCTCTTACAACAAAAAATCTTGTTGATTGAAGTTCACCGGGATGTAGACGGTTATTAAATCTTAATTTATTAGCATCAATATATGCATTAGAAACATTAAGTACAGGAGATATACGTTTTTGTAATTTTAATTCCGCAAGTACCGATAATACAGAATCGTTAATACTATTTAAGTTTTCTGAAAACTGAGAGTAATAGAAAGGTTTTTCAAATTGTTGCAACTCATTGTTAAAGTAATTAGCAGTAGCGGTACGTGCTAAATTTGATATCTGTGAGGCAGATAAAGTTGTAAGATTTTTGTTATAATTAATGCTAATTATAAAGTTTGCGTAAATATAATCTGGGTCTATAAATTCTGGAATTACAGTCAACACCTGTCTTTCTTTCAGTATAGTATTTTTAATATCCGTCTTTACAATATCATCAATTGTAAACCCTGAGAACGGTTTTAAAGATATAAAAACTTTACCATAAGTTGGAGGTATATTTTCCTCTCCGCCCCACACCGATATTGATTCAACTTGTGAGTACTGAGCTTTAATAATTGCAGAGTAATCAGCCTTAGTTACCGCACGGTTCTTAGAGAGATTAGATCTAGGAGCATTAAATTTAATAGATGCAATTGATTCTTTTTCAGCACCCCCGGTAGAATTGCTTACTGTAGTTATACTAATACTACTGGAACCACCTATTGTATTATCTGCAGTAAATGATTGAGTAATTGTTCCTGAGACGTTTGAAGCTGAACCAACACTGACCAAATACTGAATACGAATAATATTTCCAGCTGTTAGCTTTTTACCAATAATCCCATCACCAAAATAAATTTGATAATTACCCAGTGTATTCTCTTCTATAAAATAAACATTAGAAGTATTAGTTACTGCAGTAATATCGGTAGCTAAAGTGAAAGCAGTAACTGTAGAGTCAGTTGATGAATTTTGAACTGTTACCAACATGGTAGAAGTGTCTACGGCAGAGTTAGGTATTTCATACTTCTCCTCTGTTCCTGGTGTGACTACTGTATAATTAAATTCTAAAATCTTACCTTCTTTAACTGGTATATTAGAGAATGAATAAACACCACCTGTAGGTTGAATAGTATATGGTTCAGTATTTAAGAACGAATAAGGTACACCGTTTATAGAGGTTGAGAAAGATGTATATCTATCTAATGTTAAAGAGGCAGGGGTACCAGTAGGAGCATTAACTGTTATGTTGAGCTTTGCACTAGAACCGGTGACCGATCTTGGAGTATATCCCAGGTGCTTGGCTATAGATACTACTGAAGATCTCTTTACAGCAGAATCTAAGAACATTTCATTGGCCAACATATTAGCCAGGTAAGCATTGTAATGGGTATTGTATGCTAGGACGTCAAGAAGTATGGATAGACCAGATCCTTCAAAGTCATAGTCAGTAAACTCACTCTGAGATTGTAGATAGGTTTTTAGGTTAGTTTTAATTGTATCAAAATCTAACTCGGATATTCTTAAATTTGTCATTATCTTATTCTTGAAATTGCAGTTCTTAGGGTAATAGGTCTATCACTGTTAATTACCTTAAATAATATTTCTAGATCTATAGAGTTATTATCCGGTTTGTCTCGAATAATAACATCCATTACTTGAACTCTAGGTTCGAATTTTTCAATAACATCAAATATCGTCTTCTTCATCACCTGTCTGGTAATCGGTGAGTAGTTTTCAAATAACAAAGCATATATTTGACAACCTATTTCCGGGTGGAAAGGTCTCTCATAGTGACGGGTAGAAATAAGATTTCTGATAGACGCCTTTACAGCCTCTTCGTCGAGTTTTTTTGTAACATCAGCAGTAGCAGGATGGGAGGTAAATAATAAATTTAGATCTGCGTACTGGCGAGTTTTTCGGTTTATGGTTGCCATTTATTATTTATCACCCGGCAAAAACGTTTGACGAGCCCTTAGTAACTATATTATCACCATATTTATCTCCAAGCCGCCCTATTCCTTGCCCACCAACGAATACCTTGGATGAACCAGATAAGGTAGATGTATCTGGAGAACATCCACTTTTGGGGTGCGGGGCTACAAGATTACCGGTAATAGGTACAAGTATTCCATTAACATAAACATTTACAGAGTTAACCTGACCTACTGATGTTCTCATAGGAAACCGGCACTTCTTACCACTACCATCTGGAGATATCACTCTATCACCTGCTCTTGTTACTGCTGGCATGTTATTACCTTAAGCGTTTGGTCTACTTGCAACTAATTGTTGTATAAGATTGGCAGTTGGTTCGAAAGCCCATACCACCCACTGTCCAACATTCTTGGTATCACTTACAGTTGTAGCCGAAGCAAATGCAGTATTAACTGTAAAATTAAAAGGAAACTCTTTATCAATAGTAGTTATACTAGGCATCTCATACTCAATTAGAGCCTTGAATGTACTATTAACATTAGGACCCATTTGAACTGTATTTCCATTCTCTAATACAAATTCATAATATGAGTCTAAAAATACATTAGCAAAAGTACCGCTCAGCCTTACCGTATCACTTGATATTATATTTGCAACCATTCCATGTTGACCAAAATCATAGGATGTATTAGCTGATCTTACAGGTAAGGATCCCACTAAAGTAGGTACACCTGTAGCGTTATCGTAGTACTCTACATTGGCAGTCAGATCGATTGAGTAGGTTGCACCTTCATTTATAGAGGGTATATGCCATTCAATATAGT